GAGTAACATAGTTGATTGACTTGGCAGGCTTCAGGAAGATGTCTGCTCTAAATTCATTATTATCAATCACGTCAGGAGTGTTATTTGTCTCATCACAAACTACTAGGAACCCATAGAGTCCTCTCTTTGCTTCCACATCTCTTAGATATGGTTCAACAATATTAACAAAGTTTGCTCTTGTAACCTGATCATTAAGTTCAAAGAGTTGTGCTTCTGCTGCTTTCTGTAATGATTGCTCAATTGTTAGGAATAGTCTCCTTACATTGATTCTATCAAAGGCAGATGCATAACCTAAACCAGTCTTATCTCCAAAGAGCATAATACCAGTTCCAGGTTGATTAACTATAGAGTTAATTCTTAGTGGATAGAGTTGGTCTCTTTGTGCTTTGTCTGGGTTGTAAGCAAGTTTAATTGCATTATTCAGGATTCCTCTTTGCTGTCCAGCAGGAGAGAACCAAGGATAAGAATTAACACTTGTCCTTACCATTAGACCAGCAACGTCTGCATTGGTTGGTATCCAACGGAACTTGTTATTGAATCTATCATAAGTGTACTTGTATCCACTATCAAATACTGCATAAGATGAGGATGCTAATGAACTAAAGAACTTAATTACATTATCAGTTTGAGTATCTGTATTGCTTATATCTACAACGTCTGCTCTATGAGGTGAAATAACAGCCATACAATCCTTTCTTTCTCCAGCAATAGAAATTAATCTACCTGCTTTTGCTTGAGATTGTGCTTTATCACTCAATCCAGGACCACCTATTAGATAATCTACTTGAATTTCATCCTTATTCTTAAAGAGATTGTAGGATGTAATTAGATTTCCTAGAGTTGCTTCAAATCCACCAGTAGCAGAATAATCTTTACCACCAGTAAGTGAGTAAGTATCATTTCCAATTACATTGAAAGTAATGCCTTGAGCATCTCTATTCCAACCACCAGATGCTTGGCTAATAGGAGTATATGCAGAACTAAAGTCTGATACTGCTACAAATCCATCTGAACCATCTGAAGGATCGTCTCCTGCATAAACATAATCTGAATAAAGTGCTATGTAATCCTTATAGTATATCTTCTGAGGTGCATTTTCTGAAGAAACTGCATCCTTTGCCTTAGAAAGATTTAAACTCTTCTCAAGAATATTTCCTTGAATACCTGTAACTGTACCTAAGTCATCTACAACTACCACGTGGATACCATCATTCTTAGAAGATCTATCTTCTGCCCACTGTGTAGTAAGTGGTCTCGGAGAAATAGATTTCCAATAAACAGTAGAGTTAGTAAGACCCAGTGTTTGTTGATCGTACCAATCTTTAGCATAATTTCCACCTTCAAGCTTAGTAGTGTTGGTAACAATACCAGCTGCAGTTATAAAGTTAACTGTATTATCATTTAATATTGACCTTGCTTGATCACCTTGAGCATAAGTTATTGCAGTTGAGACTCCAGCAGTTGTAACCCTATTGGTTATCTTAATATCAGCTGTTGTTGCACCTAAACCAGTAACAATACCCTTAAGATATCCAGTGAAGTTTGAAGTGTCACCAGAACCAGCAACTACCTGATTGGTAAGTGAAACTGTTACACCTTGCCCAACAGCAACATTACTAGTAGTTCCTATACCAATTGTCTGGTCTGCAAAGTTATCAATAACACAAACCTTAAGGTTCTCTGCCCAAGTACCAGGAGTCTTAGCAGCATAACCATATGTCTGACCAACGCCAGCATAGTTTGCCACATAATCATCATAATTTTTAATCTTAAGACTGGTATCAACAGAAATATGATCTCTACTACCATTAGCAGTATTCAGTTGATCATCATCAGTTCTTACGACCTTAAGAACTCCTCCATACGTTAGGAAAGAAGCTGCTGTCATCCAATACTGATACTGTGCATCAGTTGAAATTGCCTTTCCAAATGTATTGATTAATTGGGTTTCTGTAGTGATATCAGTAGCTTCATCAATTGGTCCTATTTCAAAAGGACCAGCGATTACGCCGATATTATCTAATACATTTTCTGCTCTCCCTACAGTTAAATCAACCTCCCGGGTCAATACACCAGGAGATAATTGAGGAGTCGCCATGTTGTCTGTCTCCGAGTCTCAGTTTACCTAAAAATATTTATTGTTTTCGATGTTTTCATTGGGGAAACAATGCATGAACATTACCAGTCTGGGTAATTCCAATCTGTATGAGGTTCTTGTTTCTTCCTATTTTCTATAATTCTTCTTACTGTACATACCTTACATTCATAAGAATATGATGATGCTAAGGTTCCTCTTTGCTTGCGAGTTAAATAAAATCCATCTATTAGATTTTTAGTTTCACCACATACTCTACACTCTCTATCAGAAAGTAAAAGATGTCCTAATCTTATCTGCTTATCTATTTCCACTAGGATAGATATTCCCACATATGAGTAAGATCTCCATACTCATCAGCAACAAAATCACCTGGTCTACCCTCTAATCTATCTAAACCTAAAGAACCATTATCCATTGTTTTCCAAACATCTCCCTCTGCATCTACAAAAGTATCATCTTCATTACCATCCATAATAAATCCAAATGGAGCCATATCTTGCTCTATTTGATTCCTTTGCTCCTCATATAATCTTTTTCTAACATCTTGGTCAGTAAGTTCTTTAAAGTAATCCTGTGCTACTAACCATGCATATATGACTAAACACATTGCTAAGTCATCATTACATCCTTCTTCTGCCTCAAAAGAATTGTGTTTCTGAATAAAGGTAGTTAATTCACTGAGAATCTCATAGTCATTAAAGATAAGTTTATCTTCTTCTACAAGTGTCTTTAAGTTAAGAGAACCAACCTTTTTAACAGTCTTGGACATCTTAACTCCAAGTTGTGTCTTTTTACCAGAGAATCCCTGACCTACAACTTGACCTGCTCTACCCCTCATGGAGCACATTAATAGATTTTCATATTCTAAATCATAGTTAATAATAGCAGCAACTTGATCTCCTACATCATTTACCTCACATAAAATGAATCCATTATTATAACTCTTTGCTACTTCCCATATAACATTGGGGAATAACATAGGCTTGATTTCATTATTTCTATACTTTGCTACTACTCTATGAGGAAACTCTGTAATATCAATAATAACAAAAGCAGAATAATCTCCTCCTACTCCTCTTGCTACGTCTACAGTAAGAACATAATCATGGTCTTTCTGAGCATCTTCATATACATCTAATCCAGCACTTCTCTTCTTAGGATTATCATATACTAATGCTCTTAACTTACTTGGAGCAATAAGAGTATCAACAGACCCTAAGAATTCACATTCAAACTCAACTTTAAACTGTGCTTCTGAAGTGTTAGCAATAGTGGATTTTTTCCACTTCTCATCCCTACCAGGAACTTCACTCCAGTGAACGTCCGTATGAATATACTCATTCTTTCCTCGTTCAGCATCATGCCACAACCTATAGAAGTGGTTCATACCATGAGGCGTAGATACTATTATAACTTTAGTGCTCTTACCTGAGGTAATAGTAGGATAAACTGAACTAAAGAATGAATCAGCAATATGGTTAGGAACAAAAGCAAATTCATCCAAGAATAGGATGTTAAAGGACATACCCCTAACAGCAGATGCAGATGTAGAAGCAGCAAGAATCTTAGAACCATTCTCTAGTTCTAAACTTCCCCTATTCCATGCTATGATTCCCTGTTGCATCCACTTAGGAAGATTCTCATAAGCAGTCTGTAATCTACCTAGCAGTTCTCTAGCAGTGGCTGCTTTGTTAGCTAGTATACCGACATTTACACTATCATTAAAAACAACATAATGTAAAAGATAAGCGACACAAGTAGTAGACTTACCTGTCTGTCTAGGCATCTTACATATATTAAATCTATTCTCATGGAAGTTTTTAATTAACTTCTTCTGGAAATGATAAGGTTTAAAAGGTGTCAGACCTTCATCTAAACTAACAATCTTTACGTATTTTTCTGAGAAATAGATTGGATCATTTCTACAAGCATAAAATTCAAGGATTTGCTCTTGAGTAAACTCTTGAGCAACGTTTGCTTTCTTTAAATTGGGATTACCCAAATAAATGTTGTCTGACATAATAACCTCCTACATCATTTCATATTTTCCAAATCTTTTATCATGCTCTAATGTTTTCTGAGTCATATCTAAGATTTTTTGTAAATTCTCAACTTGCTTTTCTAATTCTTTTTTTCTCTTATCCCCCTCCGATTTGGAGGAGTGGTTCTCCTTGGTCATAGTTTGAAACTTGGTAAGACCAGAGTTTAGCTCCAGGATATACTTTCTCTACTTGATCCAGAACTTCTCTGCGTGATGGTTGCTTGACTGAAGGGAAAAACATTTTTATCATGTAGCCTTTGCCTCTCCATCCAAGATACACGTCGATAATATTTCCTGT